ACTGGTGCGCAATCTCAACAATCCGCACCGCGTGACAAACATCATGGCGCTGTTCAAATTCTGCGAACAGGCGGCCACGATCATACAGGAGCAGTCGGCTCAGCTGCACCAGCTGGCGGCGGACACGTTGAAGGCGCAGCCCGCTAAGACTGCGCCTAAAAAAGCTGCCAAGAAATAGCGTTTAGCGGGGTATGCTGAGCAGTCCGCCTGATTGGCGTGCCCCCGACCGCAGCGCATCCAATAGCATTTGCGTTGTTACGCTGTCTTGTGTTGGCATGAGTAGGCTCTGCATGGGCGCAGAGGTTATCGCCTTACGTCCAGCCGCCGGGATCGCTGCGCCAGCTGCGCCGCCAATCATCATGGCTGGCACAGGGTCCATACCCATCTGCGTCGCTGCGTATGCTCCGCCGCCCGCGCCAAGAATGCCGCCTCCGCCTGCAATGCTTCGACGCCCACCCGCCTGCACGGCTGGCATGGAGCTAACGACCTCTTCCGCTGCGCGCCCAAGATTGGCGAGCTCAGATCCCGTGCCAAGAATGTAGCGGTCGCCCTCGCGGCTACGTAGGGCGCCAGAGAGCATTGCCGGGGAGATATAACCTCCAGCGCTGTCAGACCCGCGCGTCTTTAGTGCGCGCATAGTGGTCAGATAGTTTCTATATTGCTCTCTGGCCTCCATAAGCTCCGGGACCAGCTTTGGTTGCGTGCGCCGGACACTCTCAATCATAAAGTCGTCAACCACGCCGTTCATCTTAAACGCGCTTTCGTAAATCAGCGGATCGTTAGTGCCGTTCATTACCTTGCGAAGGCGGGAGCGCATATTTTGCAGTTTTTTGTTGGATATTGTTTTGCTGCCTGCCGCTGCATTCAGAAACTCGTCGTTTATGTCAACGAGAAACGGCGGGATGTCCCCAGTCGCCGAAGAGCCCATATGCTCCTCGATGATGCTGTTGGCTTTTATTGCGGTTTCCGTGCTTGGCACGTCGTCCACAACATTGTCAGCTCGATCAAACACTTTGCCGAGGCGACTTTTTACGTCACGCATCGCCGCCGGGGTTGCCAGCTCGCTGTCTGACCCCATTGTCCGCATGGTTGCGGTGGTCAAGGTTTTCTTTGTTTCCAGCGGCACTTCCACGCTGCCTTCGAGGGACATGAGCCGTGGAGATCCTGCCTTCAAGCCAGTGGTCATGGACACACCAGCATCCTCAAGCGTCTGCACAGCCTCACCTCTGGCGGTTCCGGGCTGCGTCAAGCGCGCCTCTGGGCCAAGCAAAGCTCTCTGCGTGCCTTGGCGCAGTGCGCTAGTCGCTAATGGCGTTCCAAGAGCTGCGGCTAATCTCGCCGGCCCTTCCATTTCTGTACCCTCAGTCATCTGGCCGGCTGTCTCACTGGCCAAGGCTGGAAACAGGGTGGTCAGGGCTGATCGAGCAGGCGCAGCGGCGAGCTGTAAGCCAGTCTTAACTGGGTAGCCAAACGGCATAACTGCTCCGCCGCCGGCAAACTCTGATACGGTTCTTGCGAATTTTCCTTCGGTAGTTGTGGGCTGGTAGTCCAGAGTATCGCCAAACTGTGATCTAGCGGCGTCCATGACTGAAGTCTTGTAGTCCACAGGTGGAATTTCGCCAGTCTGCAACGCCTCGGCGCCAAAGCCAACAAGGCGACTTAGCATGGGAATTGGGCCTCCCTCGGCCAGATCCAGCACGTTGCGCGCTAAGTCTAATGCGCCGGCACCGCCGCGGATCGCGCCAGATTTTGCTGCCGCTCGAACGTCCTCGCCTCTGGTTACTTGAGCTTCCTCGACGCTCTCTTGGTACATCTGCAAGAGCCTGTCGCGGTCAGCATCGCCCTGGGCAGTGCCCAGAGCGTCCATTTCTTGCGCTTTAGTGAGTATGTCATTCAGCTCTTGTTCAGTCATCCTAGGCCCATCCGTTTCTTGAATTCTTCAAGTGTCTCGCCCTCGCGCTGCGTCCCTGACGGCTGCGCAGATCCCCCAGCCCAAGATGGGCGCTTTTCAAGGCCCAAGAACGCAGTGATTTTCGCTGCGTCCTCTTCGCTTGCTCCCGCATATAAGTCAGAAATGATGACGCGATAATGGCCTTTGACCTTACCAAGCTGTGTTTTTACCGTTTCTGGGTCTGTTGCTAAGTCAATTCTTGCAAGCTCTGTTTTCAGTATTTCAAGTTCTGATTGGTTCAACGCGCCCATTGTGGCCCCCGTTGCCTTCAATGCCTTTAGGCTATCAAGAGCTAGGGATGATACAACACTGTCAACTAGGATTTGCGTTTTTCCTGCGGCTGTCATGGGAATACCTCTAGTCGCCCACCCCCAGATGCCGGTTGTCATTGTGGGATCTTGGTCCACCATGTCAATTATGGTGTCGATGTCTCGTAAAGTTGACACCGCTGAGCGCCCCCTACCCGTGTCCCTTTCTTGCTGCTGTAGCTGTTCTTTCAGCTCTTTTATCTTCAGCGCAAGCCCTGGTGCCATGTCTGGGTATGCGATGGCTGCATTCGTCAGCATTTGAATTTGATCTTCGATGCTGCCGCCGCCGGGCGCAATAAGCGTTTGCATCATCTGCCGCTGAGCCTGCGCCGCCGTAGCCTTGCGCTGCATGTCGGCCTGCTCGTTGAAGCGGCCCATCATGGCGTCGAAGCTCCCGCCCTTCCGACCCGCCAGCGACGCGCCTGCGTCAGATAGCGCGGAAAACGCCAACATCTGGCGCTGATTTTTGCTTAGGTTTGCATATGGATCTGTCGGAGTGGCTGGAGCGGCCTGCGCGGCCAGTAGCTGCTGGAGTGTCGCCGCGCCGCTTGTATCCTGTGCAGCGGCAGGCGTAGCAACGGGCGTAGCAACGGACGTAGCAACAGGCGCAGCGACAGGTTCAGCAGCGGGCGCAGTGACGGGCGTAACGGCAGGCGCTGTTGGCTGGATGCCTAGTGCCTCGATCTCAGTTGACGTCGCTTCTGTGCCCGGAGCGACGCCGTTCATGTCCTTGTTCAAGGCCACCAACTTGTCGATGTCTTCTTGCGTTAATAGGTAAGGTTCCATGTCTATCGTCCAATCCGCTTATATAGTTCGTCGTACTTAACGCGGCGGTAGCCGTCCTCTCCGACCACCACGAGATCTGGATGCTTCACCTCAAGCTCCTGCGCCATGACGCCAAACGTCGGCTGGCCCTCATGTGCGACCTTCTTGCCCTCTTCATTCCAGTCCCATGTGTAGAAGTTCACTCCGCCCTCGCTGCCAGCTGGCACAATGTTTTGTTTCAGACGTATGTCGCTTGGTGCAATTGGGTACATCGCCCTGTAACCCTGACCAGCCGAACCAGCACCGCTGAGCAAGTTGCCAACCGCCGTCAACCCGCCAAACGGATCGTGCTGCGTGACAGTGCCGAGGCCCGCCGGAACACCAGATCCCGCCGCCAGGACCGCATTAAGCTGCGTGAGCGGATACCCTTGCTGCTCTTGGAACATTGCGTAATCAGCTTGCAGTTGAGCCTGCTCAAGCGCTCTCGCCTGCTCGCCCGCCGCCATCTGCGCGTTGAGGCCCGCCATCTCTGACTGCAACCGCTGGCCGGCGAGGCTGCCCATTGCGTTTGCCGCCGCCGACTGTATGCCGGCAGTCTGAAACTGTCCTTGGTAGTTAGCCGCGTTGGCCGCCTGCTCGAACTGAGCCTGCTGCTGCGCAAATTGGTTTGCCGCCGCCATGTTGCCGGCGCGTGCCGCCTGATCTCGAGCCGCTGCGGCTTCGCGAGCCTGCTGGCCAAGTGTCTCGGCTGTCATCTGCTGGCCTGACGCCAGTGCGCGAGCCTGCTGCACGTTGCCAATGTCGAACTGGCCGGAGCCCAGCGCCTGCGTAAATGCCTTTTCCTGCAATCCAGCGACAAGGTCAGCCGCCTGCTTGCCGTAAGCCTCGCGCGTGCCAGCTTCGGCCACGCCTTGGCGAGATCCACCAAAAGCGCGGGCCGCTGTCGCCTGCGCGCCCAGCTTGTTTAGCGCCTGCTCTTGGGCGCCACCTAGCGTCTCGAGAGAGCGGTTTATTACGTTTTGAGTGTAAGGCGACATATACGCGTCGAAGTTTGTCCTCGCCAGCGTGTCAACGCCGATCTGCCCAGGAGCGCGCGCGGCGTCTACCGCCCCGACGCCCTGCATTGTCTGCGCCTGCCCGAGCTGAGCCGCAGCCATGTCGGCCGGGTTGAAGCTGGTGAGACCCTGCTGCACGCCTATCGCCTGATCGTATGTCTGGCCGCCCATGTTGAGATTGCCAAAGCCTGACAGCGACTGCTCTTGCAGTGGCGTCATGCCGGCGATCAGCTCGCCTTCGTATGGCGTGTATTCCGTTTCGGCGATCTCAATGCCGCGCGGCAGGATCTGCTCGCGGATGAAGTCTTCCTGCCACTGCGGCAGCTTGGTTTCTTGCGTCTTGGTCGAACTCATTGGCTCAGCTCCATCTCATAATGCCTGCGCGTTTCGCGGAATGAAGCCGCCTCTGCGTATTTCGCGAACCCCTTGCGACCGTCAGTCTCAATCGCGTCCATTTTAGCTTCTTTCGCTATTTTTGTCAAAGTGGCCAACGCCTCTCCGGCCCAGAGGTGCATGTCCTCTCCGCCCATCCACTCAATCTTGAGGTTGCGGCGCAGCGGGTGGTGCAGGATGCAGGTCACGACGGACGCCATTGGCACCCCGTCAACGTAAACCATCCACAGCAGTGACATGCCGTCGTATAGGTCTTGGATGATGTGATCGGCGTTTACATTGTCCTGGCGCGCAGTGGACATCGCTATGAAGCGTCGCGCGTCGTCGATCACCGCCGGCAGGTTCTCTGGCAGCACGGCAAACATTTCCACCTTGGGATCTTGCTGCGGCTCGAAGCTGACCTTTATGACGTTTTCTCTGGTCATCCGTGCAGCCTCGTTATCGCAATTGTGGAAGCTGGTGCTGCGGGTGCAAACGCCGTTGCCGCAGTTGCATCGAGAAATCCGCTGGTGCTGTCTACTGCCCACATAGCCTCAAGGTAGTCTCCAGCGCTAATCTCAAATATTGCAGAGCGCGAAACAACTAAAACAGACCCGTTTTGATGGAGTGCGTTTTTCATTGTTGACCCAGTAACATCAGAGCCATTGACCCGTGGCCAGAACCAGAAGTTTACAGTTGAGCTTGATGTCGATGCAATCTGCGCAGAAAAGCTAATCATATACTGACCAGCCTCATCAAAAACAATGCGAGAGGCTGGAGTGCCGTTAGCAATACCGTCAGCGATGCTGGAGGTGTACGTCAATGCGTACGCTGTGTTTATAGCTACAGCAGTTTGGTCAGTTGTCACTGCCCCAGAGTATTTGCCGTCCTCCAGAACAACTTGCACCCACTCACCGTTCTTTGAAACCACCGGGTAGCCTAAAGCGTTGTCCCAAAGCATAACGCCATTTTGAGAGGCCGACGAGTATGTTTCCTTAAATCCGAGCTGGTCTAAAGCCCGGCCAAGGTAACGCTGGAGGTTCTCAGCCCACTTACTCAAGTCCATAGTGATTGGTGGGAGCATCCGGCTCATCTCTTACCACCCGAAGCAGCGTCAAGCCGCATAATTCCGACGCGCCAATCCGACGAGGCGTCGCCCGTCACACGCATTCTAATTTGACGCCCAGTGAACCGAAGGCTTGTTGGGTTAGCCATGTTGAACGGGCCGTAATCACGCTCAGTGTCGGTCGGGTAGAAGCGCGTCTTGAATGTGGCGTTCACGTCTCCGAGCGTCTTCTCGTCGGGGATCATGCCGCGCACCGCCATCACGTTATCACCCACTCCCAGCGCAATCGGACCTGTCTCAGCAAACGGAGATTGCCCACCGTAGTCAAAGCCAATTTCCTGCTCGTATAGAATGCCGTCTGCGGCAATCCAAAACGGCTGACGGAATACGCCGCGATCGACGCCGGCGGTGCGGTTTATTTCGCCAGTAGTCCAGATCTTCTCTGCGTAGTCGAAACACACATATCTGTCGCACTCAGTGCTGCCGCCACTTGGATAAAACCACCATATTTCGTTAAACCGGCTATTTACCACAGCGTGAACTTTCGACCTCTGGTCGTTATTTATATCGCTAAACACATAGTCAGCAACTTCACACGGCAGAGACTGCACAGCACCGCCAGAATAAACAAAGAACGAGCGTTGTCCCATCCAAACTACGCCCTCGTCAATAGACGCAGCAGCGTTAGTTGCGATCAAGCCGCAGCTAGTGCCAACTCTTTGAAATCCATATACAAATGGTGGACCGGAGTATGTGGCTGCGTGGGCGTCTTGATCGGTGAGGATTAGCGACTGACCGCGTGTTCTCAACCCTTTTAGGATCACGCCGTTAGTCTGGATTTGAATGTCACCAGCTTCGTTTGTTGCAGCTGGCGTCCAGGTGTCGTTATCCTCTCGGTCTGACCACGCAATCTTGCGCGGATCGCCACCTGCCCCGAATGCAAAGACGAAGCGCTCCTCTGTAACCATCATTCCAGAGCAATTTGTGGGTGCGTTTGGCAACGCGGCGGCTGGCGTTCCGCCATTAAGCGTCCATTGATAAATTTTTCCATCGTCAGCCGTGCAGCCAAGTAAATACTCGCCCCAGTTCTCCAAACTCCAAGTCGTAGCCCGCAAAATGCTACCAGTGTCTTCAGAAGGGAGGCCGTAAAGGCCACTGCTAAAAGTGCTGCCGCCAAAGCCAGTAAAAGCCGTTGCATCCACGCGACCAGCGGTAAACCCAGCTGGTGTAATGTCACTGACAGTGTTTCCAGCGGTCATGGCGTACAGCTTGTTGTGCGTTCCAAAGGCAACGCGACGGTTGCCGCTGTTGTCTTCCCACGCAACCATTGTGCGCGCTACGCCGCCTAAATCAACGCTTCCGCGCTGACGCCAGCCGCCAACTGGGCGCAAAGCACCCTCATGCCAGCGGATCAAGTTGCCATCACGCCAGCGGCCCTGAGATTGATACTCAGTGCCGTTTCTATATTGGCCTGCTGGAATGTTGAGAGGGATTAACGGCATGTGCCTTCTCCCCTTTTAAGGCTTAGTCGGCCAGTCAGCGTCGTTCAGATTAGGCCAGTTAGCATGATCTGTAATATCACGCAGCGCCTGACGATAAGTTGTCATAGCCGCGTCCATAGTCACATCAGTGAGTGCAAAGTAATCCGTAACGGAGAGCAAGGCGTTCCTCCGATCACGCTTAGATTTAATTACGTCAGCATCATGGGCAGAAATTTCATCAGAAGTTTTGCTTGTTATAGCCCAGCCAACAGTCCAAACGCCATTAACCAAAGATGGCGCAGTTTCCTGCTCTATTCTTTGCGTTCTGTCGTCAATGCTAGGCATATCCGCAAACGTCACTGGAAGTATGCCATAGCTTTCAAGCATATCATCTGGGATTTGCTTGGGGAAGGACGTATTGGAATTTTCACGGCGTAGTTGCCCTACGTTATAGGGGTATGTATCTACATTACCGTTTGTGATTTTAACGTACATTTTATGTCTCCTGTTGAGGCAAGTTGTTGGATCGAGCTTTGTGCATAAGTATTAGCAAAAAACTACACACCATTGTAGTGCATTTCTGGGCAGGCGTCAAAAGAGGCTAGTCTATCCGTCAACATATCGCATTTAGACCTGACCCAGTTTGGGAGTATAATTTTATTAGGCTCTCTAAGAATTTTAGACCTTATGGTGTGTAGATCGTCCAGCCCAGCCGCAGCATCATTTTCAAAAACAGTCTGCTTAATATTTTTTTCGTTGTGGAGGAACAAATCTAAATTTAAAAAATTATAAATATCTTTAATAGTATTTCCTGTATCTTCGACAACTTGAGCATAACTAATAAATAAACAATTATCTTTAAGGTTCTTCAACGCATAACACGTTGCATGGAGAGAGTGCATTAATACATGATTATTTGGGCTTAATAAATTCTCATAAAAAATATTTTCATCGTTATTCTTTAAGCTAACCTTGGCAAAGGAAGCGACAATCTCGTGTACAGGTCGTATCATAACAATAGATTTTATGTTTTTATTGATATAATTTCTTGCCATCAAGATATTTTCGTTATTGACCCAGAGTCTACATTTATCAACTATAACTTTTCCTGAATTGTCTTTGTAGTAAGAGGAGGGGATGCCACTCATAACGTCTGATTTTATTTTAGCCCCTCTGTTTGAAGCCGCTATTTGCTCAGACGCTTGATTTTCAAAAGCCATCTTTGCTTGCCACATTATTTCGCAAAGGGCTGAGTTTCCTTCCACGCTGAATTCTTTGTTTTGCGCCAGAATATTAGACAGCAAGGTTGACCCAGTGCGTGGCAACCCAGCAAGCAATACAATTTTTGAATGGTCAAAAATCAATACGTTATGCTCCCAGCCCCAGTAAATTTATATATATTATAGCCGCCGCTGGTCGTAGCTGCTGGGGAGCCTGTTGTACCCGAAGGGCTTGATGTAGATCGTATTATTACGACACCAGAGCCTCCGTTTCCACCGGGGCCACTAATGTAGGAACCGCCGCCGCCGCCGCCCAATTCATTTGTACCCGGATACCCACTACCAGACCCGTCATTTGCATCACCGCCGCCCCCGGAGCCGCCATTACCATACCTTGAGCCACCGCCACCGCCTGCATAAGTAACAGATGAGCCAGTTATTGAAGATGAAAGCCCATTGCCGCCGTTCCCAGTGTTTGAGGTTGCGCCACTGACGCCGATTTGACCCGCTTGCCCAGCGCCGCCGCCGCCACCACCCCTATATTGAACACCTGTTCCGCCGTCATTACCTTCCCCAGAAACTCCGGTTCCGCCGGATTGATTTGACGAATTCCCTTGGCCACCACCACCAGAGCCTCCATTTCTACCAATTCTTTCGCCTGTTTCATCTCCACCTCCTCCGCCACCGCCCGTACAGGTTAGTACGAAGTCACCGCCAAGAGAAGAGTCACCACCGTCTGATCCCCAGTGTCCGTAAGCACCACCACCGCCCCCAGCGCCGACAGTCACTGTAATTGTGCCAGCGAAACTCTCAATTGTGCCAGTTCTCATACCTCCTGCACCACCGCCGCCACCAAAGTTTCCACCTCCGCCGCCGCCGCCGCCAGCGACAACAAGATATTCAACTTCTGCGCCAGAAGAGGCACCAGCAGCGCCAAGCAATGTAAGTTTGCTAATATTGCTCATACTAAATTACCCCGCCGCATCAATGGCAAGCGCACCGTACCATGTAGTCCCGCCGTCTGTCGTTGTGAAGACAAGAATATCGGTTTCGCCAGAAGCGGGTGCATCAGGCGCAGTAGCACCAGCAAAGTCTACAGATGCTGGATAGGTTATCGTATGAGTGCCGCCAGCCGTTAGCTTCAACATAAAGCCGTAAGCGGTTCCGCTTGCTGGTGGATTGCTAAAGGTGAACGTAGTGTTTTGATCTGTCGTAAGAGCAAAGACGTTACCTGTCTCACAGTCCACATCTACTGTAGCCGCAGCAGTCAACGCGGCGTAAGTCTCGTTGTAGCTGTCAGCTATAATCTCGCCTGTGATGTTCACATCGCCAGTATAAGTAGGCGTCATCTTAGCATCTAGCTGTGTTTGAACATTAGACGTTACGCCATCTACATAGTTTAGCTCTGTGGTTGTAGCTGTAACGCCATCCAACAAATTAAGCTCAGCGGTTGTAGCTGTAACGCCATCCAACAAATTAAGCTCAGCGGTTGTAACGGTTGCGCCGTCCAGAATTTCAAACTCGGTGTTCGTAACGCCGCCGAGCAGCGTATCAACAGCGGCCCAGTTTGCGTTTAACTTAGTTCCCCAAGTGTCTTCACTTGCGCCAACTTCCGGCTGGACCCAGCCATAGTTTGTTGTAGTTCCATCAGCCATTACGCGGCCCTCTCTAAGTAATCTGCCTCTGTCCAGCTTGTTGTCGGATCAGCCGCCTCAAGCCACTTATAACGGGCGGAAACGCTTGCTGTGATACCAAACTCATCCGAAGCCGCCATCAATCTTATGCGGTTATACACTATATCTGTGGATATTGAAACAGTTGGGGTTGCAGCGCCGACAACATCAATAACCGCATTCGATGCTGTGGTAATAGCGATAGCTGTAGCCGCCGAAACATTCCGCGTGACTTGCGCAGAAGCCGTTGCGCTGACGCCAATCGCCGTTGCAGCTGCACCTTCCTCGATGCTGATATTCTTGCCGTACAGATACGACCCAAAGGTGTTAAGCCCGTATCCGGGTCGGAAGCCGGGAATGACTTCGTATTTAATCGCAGACACGCTGGCGATGCCGCCGAGGCTAATGTCTGCCGCTGCATCTGCAACGCGGATGGCAGTCGGCTGGGAGGAGCTGACGGCTATGGCTGCGGATGCGGATGCGCTGACAACAGTTACTGCGCTCGCTGCGGCGGACACTCCTATAGACGCGGAAGCCGCAGCCTGCGTTGTCTCAGGCTCGCCGTATAGCCCGGAGTTAAAAACTCCCGAGCTATATGTGGAGCGCAGCGCCATTAGCTGGCCGTGATGTCAAGGTCGCCAGTCGGGATGCGGAATACATCGCCGTCGTTGATCGCCTTGGCAGTTGTAAGCGCGGAGTGAATAATCATATTGCCGCCAGACGATGCGTCCATAACCCCGATCCAGCCTATCGTCCCCCAGTTTCCGCCAGTCGCCGCAGGGAATTCAACGCCCGCAGTGTTAGACGCGACATCGCTTGTGACTGAGAATGTCACTGCTGTTCGCGCGTAGCCGTTGCCGGCGACTTCAGTGCCAGCGGCGCCGGTGTCAGTCGGGTCGGAAGTGAACAGGCCAATGTACCAATTCGTCGGACGGGTCACGCTGCCTGTGGTGAGTAAGTATTCGAGCGTGTGCGTCTCGAAAGCGTTAGTAAGTGACATGGATTTCTCCTGTTAGATATATCTGGCGCAATCATACACCAATATTGTTTTAATAGCCAGACGTCCGCATACGGAGGCCAGAGCCGGCGGATCGTGTTTCGTCGGACGACTTTTGCAGCGACTGGATCGCGTTTGAGTATAGCGACGCCCACACCTGTGTCCGAGCGTCATCGTTTAGATACGGGGCCGACTGCACCAGGGCGCCGTATAGATACGCGTCTGGAGCATCTTGCAAAAGCCAGTTGTATGGGTTGGAGGCGCTCAGTGCCGGGGTCTTGCCGAAATACATCAACTGCATCTGGTACTCGGTGTCTGGCGTCGGGAACACCTCGATCTCGTGTCCCACGTTGGCGTACAGGCGAGGCCGCCCGCTCTGATCGTTGTTCTGCTGGCGCAGCTGGGCCAGGTCGTCGATTGACGTCGCCTCGATGCGGAACGTGTTGCCAGACGTGATTGTGAAGCGCATTGTCTGCACCCAGTCTTCCGGCACTTGCACATAGCGGCTATCTAGCGTTGCGTTGGCGCGCTGCACCATCTTGTAGTGCCGCAAGTCGCGGTCGATACTGCTCTCCGCCAGCGCAATGAAGTCTGGTATGACCGCTGTCAGGTCGTCGCGGTTTAGCCAGCTGGCTATTGATGCCTTGAGCTCGTCATACGTTGTGATCGCCATTACAGTGTACCTTCTCGCGTGCGAAACGCCCGATTTTCCGACTGGTTGAGCCACTTGCGCAGCGCCTTGGGATCGTCGGCGATCCCCTGCCTCTTCAGCTCATAATACACGGAAAGCGGGATGGAGGCCACCTTGGCGTGTTCTCCGAATTTGCCCGACACTTCGTTGTACGAGCGCTTATTTGCTTCGATAATCTTTGTGCTGTCCTGCACGGTCTCAATAACGTATTCGCCGTTCTGCTTGACGTGCCAATACTTCGTAATCCCTGTTGTCTCGTCGCGGCTAAAAAGTCTTTTCATCTTACCCTCCAGAGTAATGGGGCGACCGAAGCCGCCCCACCATATTTACGATACGTTCAAGTCAGCGATCAGGCCGTGAGCCTTTTCGTTGGATACCTTGAGGCCGGTCTCGCAGATGAGCATTTTCTTCTCAGCGTCGCCTGTTTTGGCAAGATCCACGGCTTGGATCGGACGCAGAGTTGCGACTGACGCGTACTCGGTGTCGAGGCACCATGCGTCACGCTCACGGCTGAAGCGATTAGGCACAACAGTCAAGGCGCCAAAGTCTGACAGATAAACGTCAGCTGCACCGATGATGGTTGTTGGGCCATCAGTTGGCGCTTGGTAGCGCTGAGCCGCAATACCAGCGAAGCCGGACACGACTGTTTTGTTGTACGGGCCAACCATCAACATGGATGGGTTGCCGCCGCTGGTGTACGCCTGCTGCATCACGTCTTTGAGCATGGCCTCTGTGAAGTCACGCTGCGTGCCGTCATTACGAGCGTCCGAGCCGTCTGCCGCAGTTGGGTTGGTGCCGTCGCCAGCTTTGTTGACGTTGGTTGCAACCCACGCACCCAAACCAGCAGTTACGCGACCAGCGGAAGCTGAACCGGCGGAACGGGCTGTGTTGCCTGTGTAGATTGTTTCCAAGTCTCTCTTGATTTCCTTGCCGCGCTTGGCGAGCTGATATGCAACTTCATCGTTGCGGCCAGCCAAGTCTTGGAAGCCGAGGTTGTCAGCAATTACCATGCTGCGACGACGGATTTGCGTGTAGTTACCCACGCGGACTGTGGCAGTTGTTGCGTCGAACGATGCAACATCGTCGCCGTCAATAATCGCAGTGGTGTCAACAGCAGACAAGTCATCAACCTGCCACTCAAAAAATGTGTTGGACACATTTTCGGCGCCGACGTTGGATGTGAAGGGTGTCTCTTCAGGGGCTATGTTACTGATAACATTGGCCAATTGTTCTCGGATGCCCTTGGCGTCAAAAGACGTAAAGGTGTTTGCAATGATAGTCATAGTTTATGCTCCTATAGCAAGGCTTTGATTGCGGCCGCGGCGTCGTTGACGCGACCAGTTTTTCGTGCGCGGTTCTGCGCTTCCTGTGCTGCTGAGGTGCGTTTAGGCTGTGACGCTCTGGAACCCGATTTCAATGTCTTGGTGCGTGGCTTCTTAGGTTTAGCTTTAACCTCGTTGGCCCGCGTTTCTCCACGATCATATAACATCGCTTTCCTCGCTAACTTCACAAGCGTTGCATTTGACATCCCGCTAACGTCCTGCTCGCTGAAACCTTCGCCGAGTAGGAAGTCCCGGATCTGGGTTGCTTCCGTGGCTGCAACTTTCTTGTCGCGCCACTCGGGTATGATGTCAGGCAAGATATGACGCTGCTGCTCCAAATACGATTGCTGCATCTGCTGTTGCTTCTGCGCTGCAATCTGCTGCATTCTTTGCTGCTCAGCTTGGACCGCCTGGAGTTGCGCGGTGCGCGCCTCCTGCTCCTTCCGCCACTGGCGTTCTGCCTTCGCTGCCATTACGGGGTCTGTGTCATACAGAGTGTCCCAGTCCGGCTCCTGTTCCGCTGCCTGTTGAATGCGCTCCGCCATTGCCGGCAGTAGTTGCGCATATTCAGCACGCTCACGCTCAATCTCCTGATACTGCGCTTCCATGGCCTTTCGGTTTTCGGCGAGCTCTTGAGTTTTGCGTGTATAGTCCTTCTGTCGAAGAAATCCGCTGCGCAGCTCCTCAATGGTTTTGTCCTCACCGTCGACCTCTATGGTCGTGGATAAATCGAGGGTTCCATATTGGTCGCCGTCATCGTCTTCATCGTCGTCCAGATCGCTTTCAGACCCCTCGACGGCAGAGTTATCAGCTTGCGCCTCATACTCGTCCTCTTGGCCTTCCGGCATTTCGGCGTCTTCCACTTGCGCGGCTTCAGCCTCAAGCGCATCATCTGTCGCCACGTTATCCTCTTGGGGCGTAAGCATACTTCTGATTGCATTTTGAGCGCTGTACAGGTCAGTCCCTTGCGGGGTGCTGTTATCTGACATCTCTTCTTCCTCTATTATGCTACTTTTTCATCTTCAATTCAATAGTAGCGTTGTCGACCATGCTGCGAAGAGACTGGCGAACCATGTCAATTCCCCGCAGCTTCATGTAAACAGCCTCTCGGCTGTCGGTGTCACTGGGGCCCGTTGCTTTGAACTGCGTCCAGCAATCCGCCTCGGCTTCATCAAGAAACCGAAGCAAATCTGTGTCAGCGAGCAGGCGCTCCGCCTGCTTGCCGTCTGTGATGATCTGCTGCTTAGTCTTCACGCGTCGCCTCCGTGATTATGTCAGCCTGAGCCTTCATTACTTCGCGGTTGATCGCCATGTCAGCCCGGATCTGGGCGACGTCAAGCTGCGTGCCGTATTTCGCCTTCAGCTCCTCCGCCTTGACGCGGATGTCGGCCTCGAGCTCGTCGCGCTTGCGATCGTCTTCCATAATCATCTGCTCGCGCTTTAGTTGCAGCTCGGCCGCCTTCTTCTGCATGTCCGACTGGATCTGCTGGATCTGCACCTGGATCAGCTGCTCGTTGATGTCTGGCTTGTTGTCTGGCGGTGGCGGCTGGAAATTCGCCGGGTCGCTCCAGAATTGCGATGTGTCCTTGAAGCCAGCCAGTGACGTCATCTCCTTGAGTGTATTGCTCAGCTTGGAGATGTCGGTCAGCGGGTTCTGCGGGCCCATCGTCGACATGGCTTCCTTCTGCATCTCGCCGATCTGGCGCAGCATCATCATCCGCTCAGTGTCAGTCCCGCGGCCTAACGCGACATTAACTGAGACGTCCATGCTCGCGCTCCAAATTCGCGGATCCATTTCGACGAAGTCGTTATTCAGGCGGATCATGCGCGCCTTGTCCTGGTGTGTGGTGATGTTGTACAGGACAAGCTCGTACAGGCGCTTGACGCCGGTTTCAGCGAATACCCTGGCAATCATCTCGATGTGCTGCTGTGCGGCACTCACAGTGGCTGCCACAGCCGTTGCAGTGCTAGACTGCAAGGCGCCGGCGTCTAAACCCATAGACGCCTTGGAGATGCCTGTGCGGGCCTCCTTGACCTCGTCCATGTAGTTCAGGACCGGGAATGCCTGCTGACCGACAAACGGAACGGTGAGCTGTTGGATCGAGCCCGGAGCGCGCTGGCGGACGATTGAACCCATCTCTGTGTTCATGGCGTCGTCCATGTTCACCATGCCTTCGACAACGGCAATTCTTGGGTGAATACTGAGGCTTAGGCTGTCCAGGGAGTTGCGCATGACGACTGACTTGATGCGCTGGATGTCCATCACTGTGTCGGCGACGGACATTCCGAAAAAGTCATGCGGCTCTGGATCTGGGCAAAGTGTGGCGAAGGGCGCCATGTCGCACGGCTCGTTGTTCAGTATGACGTTGCCATCTCCGCCGGTGCAGATCTTGCGCAGCTCGGCGATGCCGTCACCGTCGTAATCCACGCGGATGTAGTTTTCGACATATAGCACCTTACGCATCGCCGGGTCGCTGCGAGAATTCATCTCGTTGGTCAAGGCCGGGTTTCGCGTGTTGCGCTCGACGTTAGTGTCCATGTCGTCGTGCTCGGACGAGAGGTTGTAGACCTCGTCGTAGTCGTAGCCCATAGCTACAAGCTCTGACACGGTGACGATCCGGCGGTGCGCGACATAGTCGGCGTCCTCAACGGATTTAGCCTCGCGGGAGATCAGGAACTCCTCCGGCGGCAGAGCCTCCAGCTTCACGCGTCCGTCTGGCCGGGTGTAGGTGACGCGCAGGTCGTGTGACATGGGCGGCATGATGATCTGGCCAGTCGTAGGGTCGATCTGCGGCTCGCCGACCGGCGTGCTCACGGTAATGTCAACCTCGGCGGCTGGGTCAGCCATGAGTGCCGCCAGGGCGGTGTCGTCGATGCCGGTGTACTCGATTGTGTCAAACTCGGTCTTGTCTTCCCAGTAGCACTTGAGAATGCCGACCTTGCGCACCAGGGCGTCCATAAATGCGCTGTGCATCTCCAGGAAGCCTCGGTTGTCGCGGTTGATGATGAAGTTGGCGTACTCGGTGGCCTGCTTTGCCGCCAACACGTCCTCCGCGCCCTGCGGGACGTATTCGACGGTGCGGTCTGATCCGTTAAAGATGCGCATCAGAGACGGAATGATCGCCTGTACGGTATCCCGTACGTCCATGCTGACCACTTGGCTGCGGCCCTCTTCTTCGTCGCCAAACGGCTCGCCCCGGTAGTATTGCGTCGCCGTGGCGCGGATCGGGGAAACCCAGTTGTCGATGAAGTCTATGGCGTCGTCGATCTCGTTGCCGACGATGCCTTGCAGCTCCTGGTCGTCCATGACGTCCGGGTTCAGTTCAGCCTCGAGCTCGGAGGCCATTTCGTTTATCTCATAGTCCATCTTGTGGCCCTTCTTGCGCTTTGCCTAACACTGTGTTAACT